CAGCGTTCTCAAGGAAGCAAATGCATACATGAACAAGGATCAGTTACTTGTTCTTATTTCAACAGTGTTACCAGGAACAGTTAGAAGAGAATTTATACAACACATTACCAACACTAGATTTATATACAACCCATATCTTATTGCAATGGGAACGGTAGCATGGGATATGGTCAATCCAGACATAGTAATGATTGGAACTGATAATGGCAGCGCCACCGGAGATGCCATTGAACTTGTTCGTTTCTATCAAACCATAATGGAAAACAACCCTAAGTATGAAATTGGAACCTGGGATGAATGCGAATGCATTAAGGTATTTTATAACACATTTATTTCAACTAAGATTGGATTGGTTAATATGATGCAGGATGTTGCAGAAAGACAAGGCAACATTAATGTTGATAAGGTTACCGAAGCATTGGCTAATTGCGAAAAAAGAATTACCAGTTCAGCATACATGAAGGCAGGTATGGGAGACGGTGGTGCATGCCACCCAAGAGATAATATTGCATTACGTTACATGGCACAAAAACTTAACCTTGGTTATGATTTATTTGATGCTGTGATGAACGCAAGAGAAAAACAAGCCAAGAACATGGCTGAAAAATTAGTCGCACTTGCCAAGGAACACGATTTACCAATTCTTCTTAATGGTGTTGCATACAAGCCAGGTGTTCCTTATCAGGACGGTAGTTACAGTCTATTGGTAGGACACTACTGCCATGAGATGGGTAGAGGTCCAATGACCATTGATCCTTCAATTGATTTAGGTGGCGATATGGAATTTAGAGCGGTTGTTCTTCTTGCTCATCCTGAACTTTATGTTAAGTTATCCAACGATAGTATAGTTGTTGATCCGTGGAGACAGCATAAGTCAAGTTCTTACAAAGTTATTCATTACGGAAATACTAGAGAATCTTTTTAGTCTTCTTTTGAATATCGTTTTTCAACAATTCAACGTCAATCTTAAAGTCTAATTTTTTGATTGTATCCTTATACTCGGATAGAGTCTTGAGTAGTTTTTTGGCGACTGCATCAGGGTCGCTGGTTTTTAATTGATCCTTGATATCAATTTCCCAAATGCGACCATCGGTAAATTCCAAAATCATTACATCAACATAAGCGACCGGCATGGTGTCCATGTATAAATCCTCGAACACCTCCGGCCACTCTTTAACTAAATGTTTTGGCGGTCTGAAGTAATGCCTATGCACAGATTATGCTGTTGCTTCAACTTTTGAAGAAGTTTTCTTCTTCGGCGGATCCAATTCATCCGCTTCTCTGCGCAATCTTGCTGCTTCCTTATACATAGCATCTGCTTGGCTACGATAAGATTTTGCAAGATCCTCATCCGTTAATACTCCTGCAGGTTTGCTTTCAGAAACCGGTTCAGCAATTGTTTCTGCCGTTGCAACAGTTTCTACTTCAGCACCTTTCTTAGGAGCGCCACTTACGAATGTATAAAGATCTCCAACTGAAACTCCTCTCTGTTCCGCAATCATTGCGTTTAGATCAGAAAGCAAAATTTCTGTAGTTGGAACCGGAGTCATCTTAACGTTTGATGTGTCCACCTTGCGCAATCTGTTATCTGCTTCCATGGCTCTCAGCATTGGTCTTCCGTCTGGAAAAGTTCTAATGAACATGATTTCGCCTAGTTCATTTGTTTGCTGTGCCTGGTCCGATTCAATCAGAGACATCAATGAGTCATGATAGTCATCAGATAATTGAGCAGTTTGAATTACTAATGCTTTGTCAGATTCACCAGGAACGGTTCTAAACACAACAGCGACTTTTTCGCCTGTGTTTGCCATTTTACCTACGTGTTTAATTTCTTTAGCCATTATTTTTCACCTTGTTGATTTTGTTGTTTGGTTACGTGTTCCAAGAATGCAGTCAACTTGTTGTAAGTCTTACCAACTGCTTCTAGTTCATTTGCCTTAAACGCACCTCTGGTAGTAGCAATATCAATGATGCTTCTCACTGCGTTTAAATCATTAATGTTTAAATCTGGTGCTGCTTCTGGTTTAGTAGCATCTGCACCTGGGGTAGGAACAGGTCCGCTTGCTGGAGCAGCCTTTGCTTCAGTTGCAGGTTGTTCTACCTTGTCGTTTTTAACTTCTTCCGCCATTTAGTTTCTCCTTAAGTATGGGCAAGCCAACATAAAATATGTCAGCTCTTTCTGTTCTTCAAATCCCACAAACGTTGATGTGTGAAATTTGTTATCATCATTAACCGAAGGATAACTGACAATGCAATATCTTCCAGTTAATTTTGATTTAATCCAATCAACGATGTTTTGATCTGCCCTTTCTGAGTTACCAATTTTGGTCTTTGAAAAGTGCGGAGGCATTGTTTTCAATTGCCTTGAATTCAATACATCAAGTGGATTAAGTTCTATCATGTAATTATTTATAAACTGCTACTATTACTCTGATGATTCTTGGCTCAGCCTTTTTGACAGGGCCTTGTTATATCCTAATTTTTGGACATCACCACTGAATAGATATAGTTCAAATGCAGCTCTTTCCTTTAATACGGTTATTGATCTTTTGGTTATATGATATGGCGATTCTATAAAATTGTCAAGCCATAATAGGACCTGCGGAGTAATTGAAAAATTTTTTGGAAAGTCAATTTTGTATGTTTTGATCTGTGCTTTCTTTTCTATGTATTTTAAAGCATAATCAGTTAGGCGAAGTCCTCCGTCATCCTTGGACCTAACGTTCCACCACCAATCAACTTTTAATTTTTTAATTTGTTCTTCGGTGGCTGATTCTTCGGCTGCTTTTAGAAAGATCCTAGTGTAATTATCTTTAACGTCCATTCCACTATTCTTTTTCTCCGGTTGTGAGTCTGTAAACTGAAAAATCATTTGTGTTGAAAAGTCTGTTTAATTTCTTTGCCAAATTTCTTGCGTGACCTGGATTGGAGAAAGAAACCTTTTTATATTTAGGACCAGGATAACTTGATACCGCGCTTCCGCTTTTCAAATTGAAAGGCTTATCCTGATAAAACACTGCCCATATGGCTTCGCTGTCAAGTATTTGTTCTACTTTATAAGTTTCTCGGTTTGTGTGTTCGAGAATAATCGTGGGTTTTGGTCTACTCATATATACGTAATTCCTAGTTAACTACGTATATATTTATCCTTTTTAGAAGGAACCTCCATCAAACTTAACGTCAACCTGTGTTGTAGATTGTTTGATTTCCTTTAATAAACCTTGTATTTCAACCACTGTAGTGCCTAGTTTAGTTGTAAGCAATGCTAGTTCAGTTGTAAGATCGCGTGCTTCCTGTATTGTTATTCTAACTTCCTTTTGTTGCGATCTTTCCGCCACTGCTATTCTCTGTAACAGTTTATCTACGGTTGCTAAATTTGCTGGTAGGTTATTTGTTGACACTTGATAATACCTGTTTCATTTCTAGATCAGTTTTAAAAGGACCCTTATGCTCGTATCTTTGCAGAGTGATTAATTTGGGACAAAAACTTTTGACCCATCCTTTTTCAAATTTAATTACATAATATCCTGCACAGTAAAGACTCTTGGAATCCTTGCTCTTGGTAAACAGAGGCAGTTTTTTCTGAATGTCATACATGGCGTTGTGTGGAGTCGTGCTAGTAGAAAATCCATGGACTTCCTTAGGATTGGAGTTGTCTGCTTCCTTAATAATTTTAGCAACAAAAAAATCACTACCAAATTGTTCAGTAATGCTTTTCTTTGTATCAAATACTTTTATTCCTTCTGCATTGCTGAGAATAAATTTGTTCTCCTCGTTCTTTCTCAGTGTTGCTATTCGAACCCCATTGTTTTCCACGATCCAAAATTTGTTATCGATAATCGGTTTGGCTTGAATTATTGTCATCCTATCCTCCCACTGTTTGAACTGCATCGTCGTATCTCGCATTCAATGGTTCAGCATATGCCTGTGCCTGATCTGAAATTTTCTTCAAATCATACAAATGGCAGAACTTCATGAGCCTGATACCAACCTGGCTGACATTCTTGTTAGCAGAAGTAGCAGTCTTTATTGTTTCATTAATAATTTCCTTTATATGATCCGGTTGTGCTGTTAGATCAATAAGGGTTCTATTTCTTTCATAATCTTCAAGAACACGATGCTCTTGACCATTATGGTCAACCCAACGCTGTAGCATTAGATTATTCCAACTAAAACCTTTTGTTTGCCTATCGGCAAATGCTTCCATTAGTCCGACCTTGTTCTTTGTTCCTTTCTTGCGAACACCTGGATATGCACTGAACACATTATCACTGGTATCGCCTCTCATGCATTTTTCGAACAATAACCATTGTGGATCAGGTGCTGCCTTTGGATCTTTCGTTTTCTTGTCAATTATCTTGTTGCCTTTTTTATCAAAAAATCCTTCGTGGGTGGCTGTAATTTCCTGCACACCATTGTATAATTTTACGTTAG